AAACCAAACAGAAGAATTGCCTGTAGTACTTGTAACAAGACTTAGTATTGAATGACCACTTGATGTTCCTTCAAATATTGCAGTTGTTCCTGCATAAGGCGACCAAGTATAAGAAGTTGCACCATTTTGAACATGTAGCTTACTTCCTGGTGAGTTAGTTCCTATACCGATATTACCTGATGAGTCTATTCTCATTTTTTCTTGGCTATTAACATACCAAATATGTGGTGCTGATTCTTGATTATAATGAATCATATCACCAGTACCTCTATGATAAATAACACTTTGTGCATTTACACCTTGATGACCCCAACGAATGATTCTTAAACCATAATCTGTATAAGTAGTGTCGCCAATAAAATCAATATAAGAATTAGCATTTCCAGTTCTATTAGCACCAATTTGAATAGCCCTGTCAATGCTACCACCATACATATCAATAGCACCACCTGAATATCCTTTTAATACTTCTGTGCCACCTGCTACTAATCTTAATTGACCTGATGAAACCTCATCTATATAAGTATTACCACCATCTCCATTGAAATAATGTTTAGTTCCTGTAAGTTGTGCTAAGTTTCCAGTGCTTGTAAATCTAAATTGTTCTCCACTTGTTGTAGAGCTAAACATTCTTAAATGTCCATAAAAACTATCTATTCTCCAAACAGCACTATGATTTGCTCCTGGATTAATAACTATTTCTCCACCCTCATTAGCATCTCCTGTATCATCAATAGTTAAAAATCCTGCTACTGTTGTTGGTTGATATAAATTTATAGTATCTGAACTATCCTCAGTAAATCTCATAAATTCAGCACCACCAGTAAAGAATCTTAGTCTATCTGCAGTATCTTCAAAAATGTAAGTGTTACCACCGCCATCTAAAAATAATTTCTTACCAGCTTTTACTCTTGTGTCTTGTAATAAATCAATAGCTACTGCTCCACCATCAATAACCATATAATTTGTATTACCACCACTACCATCATCATTGCTAAATATAATATCTGCGTCAGTAGCTTCGTTTCTTATCTTGGTATCGCCATTAGCATTTCTAATATATAAATCATCATTAGTGCCTTCGTAGTAAATATAAGCGTCTGAGTGTGAGCCGAAGTATGCTTTTACATCATCGTTCCAGTATGTATTTTTGTGCATAGCTATTAAGGTTGCACTACCATCTAATGTTAAGTAAGGTGTAACTCCACCAGAACCATCATCACTTCTTAAAATTATATCAGCATCATTTACTTCATTAGTGATATAAAGACTACCACTATGATTTTCTATATTGTTATTGCTTGAAGAACTATTGTGATATATTCTTAAATCTTTATGAGTTCCAACTGCTAAATGAACATTATCAGTTGTAAACACACTATCAGTTCCACTTTCTTCAAGTCTTAATAAATTAGTTCCACCAACATAAACATCTAATAAATCATTAGCACTTTCACTTATATAAGTATGACCACCACCATCTAAGTAAATCTTACCAGTTGCTGCTATTGCTAAATCTGTTCCATCAAAAGTAAGATTAGATTCACCACTAATAGTAGTACTACCACTAGCTGTTAGCACGTTGTTATTGGTCATTCCAGAAACGCTTGTGATCGTACCGCCACCAATATATGTTTTTAGGCTAGATGCTGTAAGTTTTTTAATAGCTCCACCTATTGCTATTTCTACGGCAAATAAATCTTCATCTACTAGGTTGTTTGCTCCTACCGCAGATAAAGGAGATAGATCTAAACCGATAGCATTAGCACTAGCTGCAAGACCATTTTCTCCAACTACATTTAAAGTCCTACTAGATGCAATAGTTCCACCACCAGTTAATCCTGTACCTGCTAGTATTGAAACTCCGCTATGATTTATATGTTCATTAGCTACAAATCCACTTAAATTATCATGTACAATTTGTGAATCGTTAGTACTTACTGAATCAGCTGCAATGCTTATACCAGTACCAGCACCAACATCTAAGGTAGCAGAGGTTGTTCCACCGCCAGTTAGTCCATTACCAGCTACTACGTTAGTGACTGTACCAACGTTTCCACTAGCAATCTTAACAACAGAACCATTATGCTTAGTCCATAATTCATTATCAGTGTAATTATAAACTAATTCATAATTTTCTATATCAGCAGAATTGTTAGGAGATTCAGAGCCTCTTTTTATTTTAAATCTATTTGCCATATTTTCCTACTGATTACGGATTAACGTATGTTCCAAAATCTAAATTAGAACCACAATCTGCAGTAGGGTCGATAGTAAGCTTAACAGGTTTGTTAAATTCAAATCTATCTGCTACACCAGATGTATTATTTATCCAAGTTAAACTTGGAGCAGATGCATTAGCACCAATAGTTATTCCTGCTCCGTTTACACCTGCGTCTGACGCTGGGTCTGCTGTTATGTTTTTAGCAACAACTATATTTTTATCTTCAACTGTTAATGTTCCAGTATTTAATGTAACCGTATCACCTTGAACAGTTAAGTTACCAGTAATAGTTACATCGTTCGGTAATCCAATAGTATAAGCAGTACCTTCTCCAGCAGAACCAGTTACTTCAATTTCATTTGTTGTACCTGTTATTGTTCCTGCATAGTTACCAGTAGTTTGCGTTCCTAGAGCTACTGCGTCATTAGCTATGTGCTCACTGTCTACTGCATCATCTGCTATCTTTGCTGAAGTTACTGCATCAGCAGCTAATTCCTCTGTTGCTACTCCAAGGTCCTTAATTTGTACAGCACCTCCAGCACTTACAACAAAGTTGTTAGTACTAAAACTAGCTACACCAACCGCACTACTTGAAGCATTAGGCATGACTCTAACTGTTTCTGTAGTACCACTACTATCTGTTTGTCTTCCAATGTAAAGTGTTTTTCCAGCTGTATCCCAAGCTAATTCACCAAAAGCCAATGTATCAGCATTTGGAGCTCCAGCTGAAACTGTATTCCATGCATTCTTTTTTATTTGTAAAATATTAGCCATCTTATCCTCTCTTTAAACGGTGTACTCTCCACCGTCTATGTTTTCGTTTTGTAAAAGAACATCTGCATCTTTTACACTTATTGTAGTTTGTCCTCCAGACTCAGTAGCTTCTATACCAGTTCCTGCTACTATATCTGAACTAAAGTTATCTGCTTCGGTAATTACTACATCAGTAGTACCGTTGTCAATTTTTAATTTATTGTCATCATAAAAGACTATTTTTTTATAGACGTCTTTAATCTTATTTGGACTTGTTAAGCTTCCACCCATAATTATCTCCTATGTATTTTTTATTCGATCTTCATAGATCGGTTCATCTACTTTACCATCAGGTAATGGTATATTTGTAAAACTAGGTATATTAGAATCAGGAACAAGTGTATACCCTGGTTCTTCTACTTTTCCTAATGGTTGCGGAATCATTGTATAAACTGGTTCACTTACTTTGCCATTCGGTGTAGGTATATTTGTAAAAACTGCTGGATCTACCTTACCGTCTGGTTCAGGTATATCTGTAAAATTATTATTAATATCATCATTAAAATGTTGTATTAAATCGCTCAATGATAAATTATGATCATCAAACGATGTTAAACCAAATTGTCCTACTCTCCAAGTATTAGCCATTAGAAACTATGCTGCACTATTCTTCTTCTACCGCTTATACGGCCTCTATTAGCAAAAGTCTTACCTTCTTTAATTCCTTTTTCAAATTTAGAATCAAAATAAGGTGCCATTTGAATCATGTCTGGTTTTGTTTCATATCCCATAGATATTGCTTTGTCTACTAGATATTGATGAAACTGTGTAGGTAGTTCACTATCCTCAGACATTAATGTTGTAGTATTTAATGTTGAGGTACCAGAAGAGTCTACTCCAAAATGCAAAGCTTTCTTATGATAAAATAACGTTATAGTATGAGCAGCTGCTACGCTAGTAAATAATTCTTTATCAGACTTGCTAGCATCATATAAAGCAATACCAATAGAATCTCTTTCTACCCAGTATACATGTTGTTTCGTTTGTCTAGAATTTAATTTTTCGTAATGTCCCATTATGTTATATCCCTATACTCTGGTCTACCTTGTAAACGTTTAATTGATTTTGTATTGCCTTCTTCGTCTTGCATATCTACAGATTTAATTTCTAATATAGAATCTTTTAGTCCATAATAACGCTGATCAGCTACCGTAGTAAACTGAGTAGCTTCATCTAATATTAATGTTCTCGAACAAAATTCATCAGAAGCTTGATTTAATAATTTAATTATTTCTACATTACCAAGATCTGGATGATGTTTTTGTACTTTTTCAATCATTTCCTGTAGCTTCATTCGGTGCTCCTGTTGGTTGCATGTTCACGCTTGAAAACATATTTAAAAATTCTACGAATTGTCTAGATACTTTAAAGTATTGACTTTCGTACCATTGGTATTGACCTATATCTGCTTGTAGCTCTGCTTGATAATTACTTAAATAAGTATTTATTTTGCTTAAATACGCACTTGCTAATTCTACATCTTCATTTTCAATGTAGTCTCCTACAATATCAAACCATTTATTTTGATCTATTCTATCAGCAGGAGTACTTACAAGGCCTGCCGTTAAAGTTGTTAAATTTTTATTTGCAGTAGGTTTATCTATTTCATTCATTCTTTTATGCAATACTTGTAAAGCTGCATACAAAACTACTCCTCTAAAATATTCTTGAGGTAATCTAGTAATTGTTGCAATACTTAAACCAGTAATAGTTACTGGAGTTATATGTTTTACTACAGCTTTAATTGTAGCACTAAGTCCCGTAGGTACTACTTTCAGTCTATTTTCTTCTAAATAATACTTTGGATCTGTTACAGTAGCAAAATAGATACTATTAGAGTCTAATGCGTCGTTGCTAGCTTCATAGCTAATACGATTACAGCTTCTATATCTTCCACCATTAGAATCTAACCTGGTTACAGAAACAAGATTAACAACATTAGCTAAGTCTAATCCAGTATCATCTGTAAGCTCTGTTTCATCAGTTAATCTTTCTGATAATGCAGAATTTTTAGAAATAACTCTTTGTACAAATTTATTTCCTTCATTTGCATATAGTATAGCTTCTGCGGTAATATCTGAAATACTACCAGTAATTGCTTCTATTTCAGTTTGTAAGCTCATAGTTTCATTTTACCTTTTTTTCTTAATACGTCAGCCGCACTCTCTAATCCAGTTTCTCTGTACATTTTCTTTTGCATGCCAAGATCTTTAGCTAAATCTAAATTTTTAGAAGTATCTCTTAACTGTTTTAAAGTAGGATTAAACAAACTATTTTTACGCTTTCTTTTACGTAAAGCTAGTACTTGTTTAGCTGCTCTAGTAACCATACTCATTATTTTTTTAGAGGTAAAGAACCTCTACCTTTTTTACGTCTTTTTCTACTCTTTGCTTTATTAGCAATATTTGTAAATTGTTTTCCTCCGCTATCTAAAAACTGTGAAGCTATACCTAAATCCATTTTAGGGGGATTCACAAAATCATCAGGATTGCTTTTTCCTACATGGAACGTAAAAGCATCTTCTGCTTGTCTATATCTCTTTAATCTTTTTTTAGCTGCTTTACCTAAAGCTCTAATTGCTACTCCCATTATTTACTCTCTTTCTTTTTCTTTTTCTTAGATAAAAGAGCAACACCAGCACCTACGCCTAATGCAGCTGCACCGCCCATAAGCAATTTACCCATACCTCTACCCGCAGCACTATATTTAGCTACAGAACTAATAACAGTAGGTTTAATTGCATCTGATTTTGATTTATATTTCATATCTCTCTCCTTTTATAAAGGGGGGAATATTGCATCCCCCCTTATTATTCAACTTAACTAAAGAACTGCAATACAGTGTGTGTCTCAGGTAATGAAATTTCTAGACCTGCTTCTGTAAGAATCATGTCTTTTCTTCCATCAACGTTTTGATCTTGTACATTAGTAATAATTTGTGTATCTCTTGATACGCCATTACCTACTAATGGTCTGTATGCTACGTTATTTAGATCAACCATAATAGCTGTATTTTCATACGGCCCTCTAAATAGTGGTTCCATTACAAGATTTAAGTTACCATAAATGGTACTAATTCTTGTTACGTTGTGTCCAAATGAACCCTCAACATTTTGAATGTCAAGACCACTACCAACTTGATTGTTTAACGCCATAGTGTTACCTAAGAACGAAGTACCGCCAAGTTTGTTGAAGTATGATATAACTTTTCTAGATGCTAGAACAAGTTTCTCTCCGCTGTTTCCAGACTCTGGTGAGAATACATCTTCCATTGTATCTATAAAAGTATCATAACTTGCATTAGCATAGTCAAGTGTTTTTACTTTACCATACTGTTCTACGAAAGGTACAATACCCCAAGTTCTACGAATAGGACCTGAAGCTGTTGAATCGTCGCTACCAATACCAAATAACATAGCGTGTTCAAGATCCATCTTATGTTCCATAAGTTTTTCTTGATATACTCTCATGTATTCGTTTGATAATCCACGATAACGAGTAGCAAGTGCTGTACCAGAGAATAGAGGCACACTAGTCTTAAAGATTTGTGTGTATCCTTCTCTGTTATAGAACTCGTCTCTCCAACCTTCTGGATCTTGCGAACCTTCAGCAAAAGCTGAACCAACTACTTGTCCATCTGCATCTGCTCTAAAATGTAATTTAGAAGCAGAAGCTGGTGTAATTTGTCCTGCGTTTGTTGCTGTAGCTCCATTAGAACCTGTTGGTTTGTAATTAACTCTAATAAAGTCCATTACTAATCTAGCAGCAGTATTTGTATCTACTTTTGCTGGAACAGCAGTTAACTTGTAATATGCAATAGCTGGAGTTTCTGAACCCGCTCCAGCATCAGTACCGTTAGCATCGTATTCACATTCGATAGCTACGATTTGATCTGCAAGCAAAAACTCAGGTGCTGTTGCTGTTGTAATTTCTCTTCCATACTTATCATAAAGTACATCAGCGTCAAGCTCTAAACCAGCTGCTACTCCAAAACCACTACTATAAGCTGTGGTTGATTTAGCTGCTTGAATTTGAAAGCTTCTTCTTTGATATTGATGTCTTTGTTCCAAAAACTTAAATACAGGATCGTCTGTAGGCTTATTTGAAACTTTTGATAAGTAAGTAAGAAAAGGTGATTGTTGAGGTGCAAGCTCAGCTACTCTTTCTCCAAAGTTAAAGATTCTTCTTGAATCATTTATACTTGTTGAAGCTAGAGAACCTTGTGCATCCCCAGGGTTTATACTATAAACTGACATCTTATTTTCTCCTTAATTAACTAAATGGATTCTTGTCCTTATAAGACTTTATCATAGAATCCATCATTTGATCTTCTACTTTTTTAGATGACTGCTTACTGACGCTTGGCTGCGTACTAATAGGTCTAGGAATTGCTAACTTCTGTTGTCTCTGTGCCATTTCACTTGTTCTAGGATCTATCACATTTGGTTGACTTATTGAGATGGTTTCATTTTCTCTTGATGTCAATGATTTGTGTAGCTTCACTAAGTTGTCTAAGGACAACGACTCTGGTGATGACATTGTTTTAACAAAATCAGTAGCTTCATTAGGAGTATATCCGTAATTAGCTTGTAAATCACTAAGCAATTGCTGTTGAGATTGCATCTTACGTTGCTCCTCTAATTGCTTTTGTGTTAGCTGATTACGTGTTTCCTCCTGCTGCATTAAATACTCAGTCATGTCGTCTAAGTATTGCTCCTTATCTGCAAGATATTTTGCAGATTTACTATTAGGATCAGTTAACGCCTCGGAATTATCAAAATCAGACGGCCTAACAGGTTTAACAGGTTTAACTATTTCCTGAGACTGAACTGCTTGTTGTGTTGGTGCAGGAGTAGACATCTCTTTCGACTTTAAAGATTCTAGTTCCCTTTTCAACGTTTCAACTTCAGCAGCTTTTTTATCTGCTTGACTCTGCCAATACTGAAATTGGTCAGAACTTTCCTTTGGATTACTAACATCAGATACTTCGGATGTTTCACCTTCATAAGTATTTTGAATATCTTCTCCAACCCTAGCTACAAAGTTGTCGGTATTAGTTCCAAATACTTGTTTAAAAATGTCATCGTCACTTGTTGTTCCATTAGCAGTACTCATAGGATCAACCTGTTGTTCTGTGTTTAGTATCTCTTTATTTTCACTCATTTATCCTCCTAACTCTCCATCTCTCCTAATGCAGGTTCTTCATCTAGCTCTTCAGCTAAATCTTTCTCTACTGAGCTAACGGAGTTCATTAGATTGTTTTCAACGTCTGCTATCCTAGCTTTATAAAGCTGTGTAGCAGATTCAGCCCTATTAGATATTTTATCTAAATCGGAACTAAACTTTTCTACCTCTAAACGTTTTTTAGCATGAAGCTCTTCACGTGTAGCAGTTTGTAAGTCACCTTTGACTTTCTTCAATTCTTCTTGTAACATATTCATTTGTTGTTGCATTTGTACTGCTTGACCGCTTCTTTGTAATACACCGTCAATATCTACTAGTTCTGATTTTTTCAGTACTTCAACTTGGTCAATTAATCCAGCTTGATACATTTGCATATAAGTATTTAACATTGCCATTCTATTTGTAGGTAATGTAGATCCAGATACAACTTTAACATCGTATCTACCTAATGTTACATCGTGGAAACGCTGAACATCACCGTTGTCCATTTCTTTAAAAAAGTTAAATCTTTGTTCTTTTTCTAAACCATTTGGTTGTACTAGTCTAATAACTTTCTCTTCAGTATATATTTGCTGCATAAGTGGAACTGCAACTTTAGCACATTGATTTAAAAAGTTTTCTATATCATCTCTACGAGACTTAATTCTTCGTTGACCAAATTCGTCAACGACAAGTGTTCCTCTATAAGTTGAGGGAGAATTCATACCACTACCTTGCATTAATTCAAAAATACCAAATCCGTACTCTAAGTCGTATTTAGCATCTCCTTCGTTTTTATACAATTCATTTGGTAAAGGTACAGGACCAGCAACGATAGGTGCACCTAGCTCAGCATCGAACTCAATAACACTGGTACCTGCTCTACTCCACTCTTCTTCAATTTGACGAAGATCTGCTGAGCCACGAGGAATCAATAATTTTACATTTGTACTTGTACTTGCGTGTGCAATAATCAATGAACGAATCTTATTTATGTATTCCTGTAACGGTCTATATAGTCTAACGTCTGATTCAGGATATGGATTTCTATGATGTATGTTCATTAATGGTACAATAGGATACTCTTCTATTGGCAATATTCTAGTGTAAAGCAAATTATTACCAACGGTTGCTGTTAGTTTAACGCAACATTTTTCAATTTTATTTACCATAATATTTTCCATTCCAGCCATTTCTTCGGCTGTTAATGGAGTAATAACGGTAGTACTACCAGGTATTGCGTCTTCTCCTTCTATTCCAGAAACCTTAATAGGACTTTGAGGAATCATATTTCCTTCTTCGTCTATTTCAGGATCAGGTAATTCAAAGTGAAAGATAGCACCATACTCTTCTACTACTTGCATTAATTCTTCTTTTGCATTTTCATCAGAAATAAATACTTCTTCTCCCGTAGCTTTAGTAATACGTAAGTAGTATGTATCTTTGTATTCTTGATATTCTGATGCGTCAAACAAATATTCTTTTTGAGAAAAAGGTTCATACACGTTGTAATATGTATGCATTTCTTTGGTATAACGTTCTATAAATTTTCTTTTAGTGTGATAGTTTGTGTCTTCGTCTGTATTGAATATTTGCCCTTCAGTAGCAGCTAAATCAGTAGCAGGAACTTCTTCGTCGTTATCTATAGCACTATCTGCATCCATTATTATATCCATAAAGTCAGGATATAGTTGCATTGCTTGTTCATCTGTAATATACTTTACTACCAATATGTGTGCAGCGTCCCTAGCATATACGTCTTTAGAGTTCGGATCTATGTAAACATCTAACGGGTTTATAGATTTTAAAAATACTTCCCCTTTACCTAAATCAGCCATAGGGTCTTGATAAACGTGCATACATCCCATACCGCCTACATAATAGTCGTCTACAATTTTTTTCAGCTCTTCGTTACCAGAAGATTGATCCCACATCCAAGCGAATAAATCAGAAAAAACTTTAGCAGTATCTCTATCAGAGTCTTCACGTGCAGACGAACGAAACTCAGGAGAGTTGTATGTTAAAAGAGATTTAGCTGTTTCTACAATAGGGTGTATACGATTTACAACAATAGGTGCTTGGCCACGTGATTCAAGTACATCTCTTTCTTCTTGACTCCATTGAGCACCAGCTCTGAACTCTATTGACTCTTGAAATTTAACAGCCCATATTTCACGAAGATTATTATACTCTGTTAAAAGCTCAATAGACTCTTGTACGTCGTCTGGTATTTCTCCAGATTCTGGTTTTAATCTACCAGGAATATATCCAAATACATCAACAAGATCTTTATAGCTTTGACTTCTTTGTGACTTTTTCGTCTTTTTTATGCTGTCTGGCATTTACTACCTTATACCCTTTTGGTACTTCTACGTTCATATGTTTGTCCAACAGTTCGACTAGTTGATTATTTGTGATATAATATTTTACTAAGTCTATCTGCACCTTAATATAACTTATAAGAATAAACAGACAAAAGTCAAGACATATTTAGTTTATCTTCCAACTTTTTTGTGGAGTATAATAATAGTCTTCCCTTTTCTTAGAAAAAGGCGTGTATGTATGCCCTGGTCTATATGAATTTTTATTTGCATAATAAAAACCATCTAGTAGGTCGTCATTCTTACCTCTAGGGTATAATAACAATTCATTTTCCAATGCTTGCATATTGCTTTGTATAAAAACTCTTTTGTTAGCAAACAAAGGTTGCAAACTTTCTAATCGGTAAGATTTTCTTGTTCGTGGATTTTCTTTAATCTCTAATCCAGGAATAAACAATCCAAGCTTTTCAGATTCTTCTTTAATGTATTGACGTAACATTTCCTGATAACCAACAGACTCAATACGTGTTTTAGTACTATTGTACATTTTAAAATTTCTAATAATAGCATCTGCTAAACGTAAAGGAGTAGATCGTTTTCTAAAATACGGTAAAACAAACCTATTGTTTTTATCGTCAATTGCTAAATTAAATACAACAGAATAGTCTGCAGTTTTTTTCGTACTAGATGCAGGATCGACGCCTGTAAAGATGTTTACAGGTCTCCTCTCTTCTACTTCCTCACCATTTAGGTTCGTCAGGATGAGAGTAGACAATCCTGCTTCATCTTGCTCAAGGTATCCTTCATAGTATTGAATATCTTCTTTTTTAAATAAGTTATCTTCATCCCCAACAATTTGACACAAATATTCTCTATAGAATACCGAAAGTCTGTTAATACTATCTAGTTCTTCTTTCTTCTGAATTAACTTATCTATTGGCCACACTTCATCCCATAAAGCTTTTTTATTTTCAAGATCTGGACGGAACTCTAACGTCTTCCAACCTTTCATATCTTTTAATGTTTCTACCATACACCGTTCGTGCTGCGGAGTACCAATAACACAAATTCTTCCAGATAACGGGTCCAAGGACGGAACACCAGATTGCAACAACCAACGTAAATTGTATTCCATAGCTTCTGCTGTTTTTGTATTATTTTCATCTTCGGGATCATCTAGTATTAAAAGAGTAGGTCGTTGATTTCCGTGTTTGATACCACGTATCTGTTGACCTGTTCCTTTACAAATAATTAAACTACCATCTTTCAACTCTACTTCTGTGTTTGTCCATTTTCGTGCAGACTGCATTCCCCAATATCCAAAAAAGTATCTAAACTCTTGTGAATAATCTAGGACGTCTTTAATAGTTCCTAATAGTTTAGTAGCGTGTGATTGCGTACGTGACACAAGCACAATAACCTTAATTCCTTTATTAAACATTAAATGAAACAATGGAAATATACCAGCAGCAACCGAGCTTTTTGCATGACCACGAGGTGCTATGATATTAATTTGTTTTTCTTTATCATTTAATAAATATTCTGTAAGGTCGTAATGGAAGGGAGGAGATTCACTACTAAACATATTAGGCATTACCATTCTACCAAACAATAACATATCTCTTTGCATTGCTTGTAATATATCTTTTTTATTTTTTTTCATGTACAATAATGGTTACTTCAACATTCATATCTTTACCTACTTCAATCATTGTAGCCAAAAATAATAATAAATTATCGTGTTCGCCTTCAAGTATTATTTTCTTCTTGTCCATCTCCAAGCTCTTTTGTTTGTGTTGCTTTCAACTTTTTAGTCTGTTTTTCAAACTGATTAGATATTTGATGGCTTATATCCATTTCCAATGTTTCTGTTTGTTGTGTTTTTTGAGGAGCCATATCTAAAAATATAGACATCTCTTTTGCTGCACGGATCATACTTCCGCTGTCTTCTTTCATTTTTGCAACCACTACTGCATCTTTCATTACATCAATAATATATCCTTCGTCCACGCCCTTATCAGTTAGAACTTCTTTTAATTTATCTTTTATCATTTGCTTTGTCTCCTTCAGCTTCAACAATCTTCTTGCTGCTATATGCGGTTCTTTTTGATCTGGTCTATACAACAACCCTATCTTATCCATATCAGGTTTTTCCCCCGCTACCCTATAAGCTACATATGCATCTACTGCTAGCTCTGCTCTTTTAGACTTTGATTCTATTTCACTATAAGACTTTGTAGAAACATTATTCAAATTACCAGAGTTCCAGTGCGGTTCAAACTCTAGCTTTCTATTTCTACCTAACCATTGTCTACCATAGGGAAATGTAAGCAGCGTTCCTCTTTTATATTTATTTCTATAAATACACTTACTTATATAACCGTCATCACTAATGCCATAGTCTCCTGCATCGCATTCTTGCCAATGTACATACTCTGGTATTGCTTTGTCTTCACTTGTATATACTTTGTATGTACTTGGTTTAAAATTATTTATCTTCAGTCTTTTTACTATCTGTATCATCTAATGGATATTTTTTTTCTAAAAATTTTTTGAACTCTTCTTTTTCTTTTTTCATCTCCAGATATAAGTCCAGGGCCCTATCTCCGTTCCAAACTTGCATTTTCAACTGTTCTATTTGAACAGCTAATGTTCCAACAAGTCTCACTATTTCTTTTAAACTAGGTTTATTCTTTTTACTAATTGCCATTACAACTCCTTGTTACATTCTTCGCAACGATCACCTCTAGTTAACAAATGCTCTGTTGCTGTTTGTACGCCTATAGCTATCTCAAGTACGTCCTGATATACCATACCAACTGCTTTTATAATCTCTTGCGTTCCTAATACGTGCGTAGCTTTATTTAACTTCTTTTCAAATAACTCTAATACTAAAGACTTCATAGAGGTATAATAGTTCTTATTATCTTTTAAAGCTACAATCTGTTCAATGGTATTATGCTTTGGCCCTACCAAATAAATCCAATTATACTTGTCCCTGCTAATTAAATGTCTTTCTTTGTCATCAGACTTATCAAATATTACGTTTGTCGCTATGCTCATTTTTCCTCCATAAACGTTTATGTATATAGCAATACATACCAATGTATGTATAAATGTACTTTTATAAACGTTTATTCATATGTTTATATATATACGTTTATACCTTGCAATACCTATTTATCTTTTAAGCGTATCTCTAATTCCATTTCTTCTATCTTTACCATAATCTCTAGCTCTGCAGACATTACTTGTAACAATGTATATGTTTCATCATCAGATAGATCTAAATCTACAACTTCCCATTCACCTGTATCTTTATTTAATCTTTCTAATGATTTAGATTTTTTTAAAAAAGAAATTAATTTATTTACGCCTTTCATTAATATAACTTAAGAATTTTTACAGCTACCTTGCAATAGTTTTAAAAAATAGCCCTAGATTGTGTGTACGTGGTATATATCACACCTACCCCCTACAAATATTGACTTTTCATATTCAATATCGTTGAAATTATTCGTTTGAATATTTCTAAGTCAATATTTGCTTTACGGGCGTAGCTGCACCCTCGTGGACTTTGTCCACTAATTAATATTAAAACAAAAAAGAAAGAGAGTATACAATGTCTAATATGTATAAAATCCAAGATGCATTTAACGAGCTTAATAAGAAAAACATTGGCAGTTCACTTGTATCAATTAAAGTACGTCCTACTAAATCAACTATGCCTGAGTTAGCCGATAGGCAAAAACACACGCAGAATGTTGCACTCAATGCGATCAGGGGCGAGCAATTGTCTCAGTTAAACCAAGAGTCTTCTGAGGGATATCGTTATATCTATATGATAACTATCCGCTCTAAGGATTTATCTAAATGGAAACTAGCATCTTCATTTAATAAATACCTTGCACTTAGGGACTTGCAACTTATTGCCAAAGCTAAGAATAGCAACGGTGAATTAGTTGATGTGATTAACAAGCCCTATGTTAATCAGAACAATAAGTCTGAAACATTGGTAACATTCTACGTTACTAATAAAGCAGATGTTATTGGCGGAGATACAATAGTTACATCATAACTATCAAAGTATCATAATCTTTATGGTGTCAGCATTCATTTGTTGACATCATAAGGATAGCTATTGTGCTTTGCACAGTAAAGATTTTTTTTAGATGCATAATGCCATGCTAAAAAACTTGCCATTGGTAAGTGATATTACTATTATAACTTATGCCGACTGATATCCACACAACTCACATATCATATCAATATACCTTAGTTCAGTTAGTCCGCAATATTGGTCGGCAAAGCTTTCATTAACAAAAAAGAGGAAATACAATGCGTAATTATATAAAAGATAAGATTACACGTGTTAAAGCAAGATACATTGGTAAAGGACCATATCTCGCAGTAACAAGTGTAATTCAATTCACAAGAAGATGTTTATTTAACAGCATCTTGTTAGTATCAACAATAACAACGTCTATCGTGATGTTTTTAAAGTTTGATACAAAGTACAATATGTATACTGGAACATATAACAATTTGCTATCTACAACAGCACTAGATCTATCGTTAGTCTTTTTATGGCTAATAACATTTTATGTGTTAGCACGTGTAGTAGAATGGTTATACGACGAGTATACACAAATGAAAAGGGATTTGTTTTATGAAAGATAAACAAAAGACTATCAGAAAGAAACACGTTCCAAAACCAAAAGGCGTAGATATTAACATTTCGTTTAATGATGATACGGAAATACCATACGAATCATACACAGACGAAGTAATAGAAACGCTGGTAAATGTTAGAGCTAAAACCGTAAGTATAAAGGTTTTAAGAGATGACTAAAAAAGAAATGTATCATACAAAGTTGCAGCATTCAACAGTATTCACTGAGTGGTTTACAAAAACATACAAGGTGAACTTGCGAACATTGCAAGATGTTGCAACTAATTCGTACGATCCAGCATGCAATAAGGTTTGCAGTAAAATGTCAAAACCTTTAATGTGGGCAATATACTACAATGTGGTCTTGAAATGAATAGACAACCTATAAGAGTAGTATGTCCTACTTGCAGAACAACGATAGCAGAAAGCAAGTACAACTATGATAAACAACAATGGAACTTTGAAACAAAAGAACAATGTTGTGACGATAGTATGTATCTGTTATCACAATCAGTAATGAACGATCTAAAAGAGAGCGATGATACCAAAGAGGTAAAGAGAGGCGACAAAGGCGATATAGAGCCTTCTTTTTACTCTTGGGAAGTCAATAGATGAACAAGAAAGTATGTAGGGGTTTCTCTTTTCCTCTACATACTAAAAAAAGAGGATAACAATGTTTAAAAAACTATTACATTGGTTAGGTATTAGAAAAAGTAATAACGAATCTATACTTGAACTAATAGAAGAAAGACTTCATTATGGTGCGATAGAGCACGGTGAAGAAGTACCATTAGACGGTACAAGAGATCATTTGCAAGATGCTATAGAAGAAGCATTAGATATGATAGTATATCTTGCAGCAATGTTAATTGAATTACAAAACAAAACGAAGAGGAGATAGTAATGGACTATAATGATGTAAGGTTTAATGGACTTGATATTAAATTCACAAAAGCTATGAAAAAAACATTAGGTGAAGATAAGTCTGGTAGACAAAAAACAATACAAGGATACACCTGGTCTCAATTGTATTATATTCAAAATTATTTCAGAGGTATTAAAACTAAAATTGATTTACATGATCATTTTAAACCAATCTTTGAACATACTAACATAGGTAGTATGAAACTTGAATACAATGGCTATGGAGACGACGGTTGTTTAGAATCCTTAGAACTTCGTGATACTGATGGTATACAAATACATCCATCGCATATGTTAAGACATTTTTATATGAAAATATATCACGGAGAAAATGTAAAACAAAACAATGTATTTAATTACCATTTGTGGGAATCAGATACATATACAAGACAACTCAGAAAATACATAGAAGATCGTGAAAAATTTCTAATAGAAATGGACTCAGAAGAGTTTGAAACTTTAGATCTTGAAGATTTTTCCAATGGAATTGTTCAAAGTATTTTGAATATGGGTTGGTCTTTACATAGCGTTAGCAATAATGGCGATGAACGTGGTATAACACTCAGAAAACAGCAAAACGAAGATATCATTGATGCAGACTTTACATACTTTGATACAAGAGTTTTAAAATTAATGTATCCACGTGTATTTAAAGATACATGGGATACCATTGATGAAGCTTTCTACGGAATGTTGCAGCCTGGTTGGCAAAATAACCACGGGAGTCAAAATTCATTTCTTGTTGAATTAAAAGATAACAAAGTTCATCTTACAGTAAATCAAGAAACTAACGTTATGGTACAAGAAACTGAAAATACCAAAGTAACACTAGACGATACATTATCTACAAGATTAAAAGGATTTATTAAAGATATATTTCCTAAAAATAAAATGTACGAAAATAATTCGTTGGATTTTAGTTTGAAGAAAGATCAGTCTAAACTAAAAGAACTACACGATTTCACAAAAAGTATGATTAAAGAAAACGTGACTGTTACTAGAGAGGAGGAGTAATGGACCCGCTTTATCACAGTAAAAGTAGTGTTAAAAAATGGGGAGGTAATGTAGATGACTACATTAAGATTCATCATTGGTTTGATGATTCTAAACGTGGTTGTTCATTACCAACTCACAGATCAATGAGACATCATACAGAAGGTATTGGTTGGTGTATTGACGTATTTGGTAAATACATCACTAATTCTGATGGTAGACAAGTACCAGTAAGACAAATAGGCGAACAACATGTCGTAGAAGACATAGGTAAACTTATTTCAATGTCGGACTGGTTATTACATATGTCGTTAGAACCTTGGATGATGAAGGTCGGTAAAAGACCAAATCAACTATAGTCACATTACAGATGGTCCAGCAATGGAATATTCTGAGTGACTTGAATCAGAATAGAGGTAGTAGGTTAGAGATACTAGTTTTGCTAAAGCTACCTCAGTTCTGAATAAATTTTTGAGGTTAGCACATAAAAGAGGTAAGCTATTAAATCGATACCTGTGCTCTACTTAGATATCTAAGTAACAAACGAGATTATAAACAAAGCCTCAAAAAATTTATGAATAAATAGGAGAAAAATATGAATAAAAGAGAAAAAGCTTGGTTACTACGTAAAAACATAGTTCCAGCTGAAACGATACAAGATAGGATGAAGAAGATGAAATTCTTTGATCCTTGGTCATTAGAAGGTATACAAGAAAGAGAAGACTTTGCTGAAAAGCACGGTAGAGCTTGGTGGTTGTTTACCGATAATGCAAAAACGAATAAGTATAAAAATCAATGGATATTTCAATATCTAAAAATTGAGGAGGAGTCAAATGAGTAATGAAGTAGCAGAAATATTTCGACCTGTAACTAAAAAGTTGTATCCAAGGCAAATAACAAATTTAAATACAGAAAAAGATTGCATGGTAAAAGCAATTGATGAAGAGTATTTAGGTGATTGGGTATGTAATTGGTGCGGTAGTGATCAAGTGTATGAAAAAGTATTTATTAATATGAATACACTAAAAAACGATTACAGCAAAGAAACAGTAGAACCAGAATATGCTGGTGATTGTTGTGGTGAGTTTGAATATCCTATGCATCAACAAGAATGGGAAGAAAAAGTAATTGAAGATTGCAATGGCAATAAAGATAAATATATGAAAATACTTGACGGAGGAAGAGCATGAGTAAAATAAGTAAAGAAAAAATGCAAAGAACAGAAGGTTGGCACAAGAAAGCTTTTGCTTTACTACAAGGGCAAAAGATAGAAACAATCTTATGGAAGCAGTGGGATGAAGATAATACTACTGGTTTAGTATTAGTGTTAGATAGTGGTACTGCATTGTTTATAGCTATGGATGACGAAGGTAATGGCCCTGGTGCTATTCACTGGTCTACTGGAAGAGCTAAAAGCATGGATGTAGAAATAGGTGGAAATGAAACCGTTATGGTAGAACCTCACGGAGTACTACCAGTAGGTGTAATGGAAACAGCACGATGGAGAGAAGAAGAGATTAACCAAGAAGTTGAAGCTAACAAAAAAATGATTGCTGATAAAGTTAATGAAATTAATGATTTAGCAAATAAAGTGGAAGGAGATACAAATGGGTAAATTGTCTGAAATGGATATAGTAAGACAAGAGTTGAATGAAATAGAAGATACTAGCGTATCTGAGCTTGCATTAGAAACACATGGAGAAATCAAGCATAGAATATCTTTACTTGAAGATTTAGGATATGAATTTATGTATGTCCAAGACGGTAAAGGAAATATGATAACATCAATACGTAGAAAGAGAGGCGTGTAATGTCAACTAGATCTAATATTGTATTTAAAAGAACATCAAAAGATGGTTACAAGTCAATTAAATCAGTCTATTGTCACTATGATGGTTATCCTGGTTTTAGAAGTAAAGGTGATTTTGTACCTGGAGTTGGATACGAGTTACTTAATCACTTTAATACTCAATCAAAAGTAGATGAAATAGAACTTAAATCAATGCGTTCTGTAGATTCTACTATTGAATATATGGGTGATAAAGAAGAGTACGATTCATACGAAGATATATCACAATATTTTCGCATGACACAAGGAGATATATTTATTGAATATATCTACTATTGGGACGGAGTTCAATGGATGATTTCTGAATTAGAATCTTTGAAACTAGATAAAAATAAATATGAAGATAAATCGGTATCAGTACGAACTAAATTCAGACCATTAAGTATAGTAATTGATGAAATTGCTGGAAGCATTTCACCTAATGAATAAACATTATGTGGTTTCAGTAGCAGAAAATTACGACGATCCAAATTACATAGTATTGCTTAAAATACTATCAGTTAAACACTATCAAGCAGCTAGAAATGCTGAGTTTCATCCTAATTATGCTACAGAGGAAGAAGCTAAAATATGGCATCAAAAAATGCTTGATAAACTATCAAAGGAGGGATTCACATGGGAAGTGAACCGAGTAAAACCAATATAACTTACACAGACGTACATGGTTATGAACATACTACAACAGAAAAGTATACTAAATTTCCATACGATATGTCTGAATGTAAGTTTCGTGATAATGAAGACGCAGAATTAGTTGCGCAAAATCCTTTTAGTGGTGAAAAATACAAATTAACACCAGTAGAACAATCAGTATACAAAAGGATAATCGATGCTCAACTAGATTCACCTGATTATTTTATGGATCACGATGCACAAAAAATAGTACGCAAAGGGCTAGATTGGTTTAGATGGAATAACGCTAAGGCCTATATGGTACTATTAGACTAGGAGGAGTAATGATAAAACTACTAATTACATTTGCTATGTGTTACGTATTATTACGTATATGTGGCGAATATTACAAGACGAAATAACAATAAAACGCTTGGATAATCAACTTAGAAATATTAATTTGGTTGTCCAAGCTAACCATAAATAAGGAGGAATTATGGGATTTAATCTTAAAGATTATGCAACAGTTAACGACCGTATAAAAGAGTTTCACAATACGTATCCAAACGGCATGATTAATACTAAGCTACTTACAGTAGAGCAAATAATAGATACACCAACTGGAGAGCAATGCAATGAATACAGAGTCCAAGCAACGATCACGCCAAACGTACTCGAAATACCAGAGAAACAATTCACTGGAACAGCAGCTGAGCGAGACAATACTGGCTTTGTTAATAAGACGAGTGCTTTGGAAAATTGCGAGACGAGTGCCGTCGGTAGGGCCCTTGCCAACATGGGTATTGGTGCAGATTTTGCCATTGCTAGCAAAGAAGAAGTTGAGAATGCTAAGACAAAACAAGCAGTATTCAAACCTAAAGTTAAAGAACTTTCGGAAATTGACAAGCTTGCAAGAGAGTGTAAAAAAGCTTCGTTAATTAATGAAGCTCAATATCTAGCTTTTATGAAGAAACGTGAAGCTGGATTCTATGATACCGTAGCTAGGGTTCAAACAGCTAAACGAGGGTTTGAATCAAAACTAGAGGAGGCATCAAATGTCAAAAAAGATGCCTAGTGAGCATAGAATAGGTTCTATGGAACCTGGAGAAACAAAACATATAGTGAACGACTTTGGTACTTTTGTATTAATTAAAGTACCATTTGTACAAGACGAATCACTAGATGTAGAATTAGCAGACTATGCTAAATCTATAGACGCATTAAGCAATTACATTGAAAGTATAAATCAAGGGTTAATTGACGGTGCACACGAACGTAATCAAGATCATGCTAATGACCAAAGATAAGGAGGAATCATATGGCAATAACGGGTACTAAGGTTAAGACGTCTAAAGGCGGTAATCAACCTTATTTCATCAATAAATGCTTTATCAAAGCAGTAGAACAAATAGAATCTCAATACACAGATACAACAGTAAAACTGGAATTAGAAGATTCAGAAAATGCATACAAATCTAATTTGTTCTTAAATCAAAACTACGAAAAAGATACTAACGGTGTTGTAACAGATCTTAAATATCCAGATTTAGTTAACACTTTGTATCTTGCAGCAGGTAAAGACTTAGAAGTGTCTGATACTGGTGATATAAACTTAGATGAATTGCTAGATACGCAAATAGCAGTACTAAGTTATCCGTGTAGTGGTAAATACAAAAGAGCATTATGGAACAGAGTTTCATCTTGGGATGATACAGATGACCTAGGTGCACAATTTGAAAAATCATTAAAACAAGGTTATCCTAAAAACTACAAAAAAGAGGTTCCTCAGCAAGCCGTTCAAGCTGAAGAAACTAAAGTAGATTTAGACGATTTACCGTTTTAATGACTGCAAAAACAATAGTAATCAATTGGCTTGACTCTTTAGATATGGGAGAAGTATTCTTTTCTCACAACTTTGAGAGTCAAGTACCATATTATGGCAAAGTAAAATACAATAAGATACATACGGCAAGTACTTATTCAAGAGCATTTAGAACAATCCGTTCAGACGATGCTCTATTAGAAGCTTGTGGCATAAGATTACAAGAAGTTAAACATAACAACGAGAGAGTTAAAGGATGGAAGAAAGTAGATTTTATTGCGAATTAGTAAAAGGAAATCTATCTCAACGTAATCACATTACGGATATTAAGACCTACTCTAAGGAAGTAATAGGAAATGCATGGAAAGATGAAATGTACAGATCCTATTTTACTTTTAGTGACGACTTCAAAGAATATGTTGCTACAAATAAATCAGTTAAAGGATTTAACGGTATTGCTTACATTGACTTTATCATATTAGATATAGACAAAGGAGAAATACCAGATGATCATTTTATTGGTTATTTGCAGCAATGTATATCTGAGATGTTTGACAAAGGTGTTATGGAAGAAGACATTAACTTGTGGTTTAGTGGTAGTGGTTTCCATATTGAAATGAAGAATGTATTCGGTTTACAACCAAGCAGAGATATACACGAAAAGCTTAAACTTACAATGAATAAGCATTTTGACTTTGCTGATAGCATCTATGATAAGACAAGGATCATAAGATGTAAATGGTCATTAAACAAGAAAACTAACCTCCATAAAATATGGATTCCATTACAACTATTATCAGAGTTAGATATGGATACTATTCAAGAAATAGCATCTTGTCAATCAAGCTACATGAGTTATGTAAATAAAACTCAAGCAGCTATGAATACTAGTTTCTTCGCAACACTATTTAAAACAAGAACAGTAGAACCATATTTGCAATCAATGATAGTTGCATCACCTACAATACAATACGATACCAAGAACAATAGAAATAGCTCGGACGTAACATCAGTAGTGTCTTGTATGCAGCACATATTTAACGAAGGACCATTAAAGGGTTCACGTAATATGAAGTTGATGCGTATGGTAAGCTCTTACAAAAGAGCGGGTATACCTATGCTTGTTACATTAAATGGTATGTTTACTTGGGCAAACGATACAATGTCTGAAGAAGAAATAACTAGAACAGTTACAAACGTTTACGAAGGCTCCTATCAATATGGATGCGATGATCATATCATGGCTGAATATTGTGATTCTAAATGTATTCATTACAAACGTAAAGATTATACATTAGATATCAAAGGCGTTGATGCGTTAGAAGACGCTTTTAGGAGCTACGTAACAACAAAGTTAACAGAGAACTCTATCAAGCTAGACGAAATATATGGATGTAATCCGTATACATTTAGTCCTGGTGAGTTAGTAATATTCTCTGGTGATACTGGTCTAGGTAAGACTGCGTTTATACAAGATCTAATAGTAAAAGCAAAACAACAAACTTTGTTTTTATCACTAGAAATGAACGAACAGTTGATATTCAGACGTTTTGTACAAATTGCAACAAACAAAGATAAAGAATGGGTTATTGATCAATATCAAAATAATCCAGAATTTAACGCAAAAGAATTGTTGCAACATATACAAGTAATGACAATAGCACCACGAATAGAGTCTATTAAGAAAGTAGTAGCAGAATATGAACCTAAAGTTCTAGTTGTTGATACTACTGACGAAGTTGAGGTAGACTTTGTTAAAGGTGAGATAGAAAAGCAAAATAGTGTTATTGGTGCTTTAAAGCAAATAGCTCAGAAAACCAATATTATTATCATTGCTATTCATCACCTTAACAAAACATCTGCTGCTAACAATGTTATTACCTTACATTCTTTAAAAGGTAGTAGTAATGTTGTTCAGAAAGCAGACAAAGTTGTATTGATTAAAGGTAACAGAAATGATGCAGCACGTGAGATAATATCAGTAAAATCACGTGACGAAGGTCAATTCAAGATGTTAGCTGCATTCAATGCAAATAATATGACATTTAACGAAATTGGAGGAAATAATGTTGAAAAACTTATTTAAAGCTACGTACGAAGAAAAAAGCAATATACAGAAAGCAGAAATTAAACTACTGAAGTTTATTGCTTTATCCACAAGAATGGATAATAACTTCGGTAATCATCTATGGTTTGACACCAGATTTGGTCCACTAGAATTTTCTTTTGGTATCAGATACTGGGACGAATCACCAGATGCAATTAAGAAATACGAGGAAGATTTTAACATAGTTAGTATGAATCTTTCCCCGAATGACGCATCCTAATAAAATACGTGGTAACAATCTCGAACGTGAGATTGTAAATACATCTAAAGACATGGGCCTATCTGCAAAGAGGGCCTATGCTTCAGACGGTAGATCACTAGGTAAATCAGAAGTTGTTGATGTAATAGTTGAAGATACATGCATACAAGCAAAGCGAAGAAAGAAAGTTGCACAATGGTTGTATCCAGACTATCACGGAGACGATGTAGACGTTGTTGTTACACGTATGGATAGAAAAGAAGCCTTAGCTATAATACCATTGAAAAGGTTTCTACATTTGTTAAAAATAGAAAAGGAAGCAAAAGAATGCAAATAACTAGAGAAGAAGCAGAAACTATTATTAAATTAGCTCAGAAACTTATCATTGCAATAGAAAAAAATGATAACTTGATTATAAGAAATACTGAGGATAATTTAGATAATGATGATGTTAATTTGAATTAACAACGATTAAGAAATTGTCGCTTATCAAAGCAAATACTATTGGTTGGCTACTAAAACAAGATATAGGTTAGTCTCTATATTTTCGGAATTAGTATTTGAGATTATTGATAAGCGGCAATGCATTTTTTTAATAATACATGCCGTATGAAAAAGTCGTCAAGTCGTTGGATCTTCGTTATTACTCTCTCTCTCTTCGGCTTGACGCTTTACTCTTGATAAATGCCATTGCATACTATTATATGGTAATCCAGTTTGATACTCTATAGCATACTTTGGATTGTCTACGGTCTTATAAAAATCTCGCATAAATCTTCCTCCAGGAAAGTACGTCCAAAGAGTATACTTAGTAAAAGCTTCCCAATCTCCATTTACAATACCATTTATAGGTGGTAATATAAATCTACTAATTGGCGGTGTTATTATTTGCAATGGAGCTAATGCTTGTATTGGATATTGACTAAAGAATGCTTTTTTTCTAGTTTCTTCATCGCCAAATAAAAATTCTGCACTTTCTTTCATCCACGACATAGGGGGAGACAATGCATATTCAAATATAGAATAAGCAAACAATGTACCTAACGCCATAGTCATCATATCGTTTGCTATTTGTCTTTCAAATCGTTTAGTAGATTCAAAGTTTGGATGTCCTTCTGCAGCCATAGCATCTTCAAAGGCAACTTTTCTTCTACGTATACTATTCCAGGCATAAGGTTGAAACCTTGTCATTACACGTCCAAATGCTGTATTACTAAAATTAGGTCTATATGTAGCGTGATAAATAAACTGTGAACCTTCTACGCCTTTTCTAGCTAAATCAACTAAAAATTCATCTGTTACCTGTATATTTCCACTTAGATCTGAATACAACTCTCTACCTTTTAAATAATGTGCTAAGAATGCTCTTCTACGTAAATGTTTTTCTGTAGCAGACATAAACATAGCACCTTTATCCATAACCAATTTATCTACTCTATGCTTTCTATATATTTCCCCTACAGTCTTTTTAGTAAATTCGTCTAATTGTTTATTAACTTCTTTAGAGTTACCATAAAGTTTTTGCGTTTTAACATGTGCTTGTACTTTTTGAGTTAACTCTTTTAAAAATGCTTTTACATTTGAAGGTTCATTAGCTTGTATATATGCTAATTCCTGCAATAGATTACCTTCTAACAAACCTAAAGAATCAATCATTTCATATATTTCTTCTTTATTTTTTAGTTCTCTAAATTCAAATTTACCTTTTTCTTTATTAAACAATTTAAATTTTTGTCCAACAAATATTTCATCAATTAAATATCTTTCATTTCCAGCTTTTAAAAAATGATCAAATCCAGTATCTGTTATAATGTTTTGATAACCACCGTATACATTTGTTATAGCTGCTTTAGGTGCAAACAACAATGATAGCACTTCAAATCTACCTTCAAGATCAGAAATATATTGAGCACGATCTACCAAAGCTTTATGTCTTAATTGAGGATCGTCTGGTAATGATTTAAATAATTTTTTACCAGTTATTCCACCATAAACTTTAGTTATATTGCTTTCTAATTTAAGCATAGTATTACCAACGGTTTCGTCGCTAAACCATTGTCTAGGTGTTCTGCTAATGTTTAACTTGTCTATGTTTTCATCTTTTATAAAATCTTTCATATTTATTCTAGTTTGTTTTTCCATCCATTTAGAAAAAGATTTTTTTGTATTAGTAAACATTTCATTTTTAATATTAGCTAATTCAGCTTGTATTTCCAACTTACGTTCTTCTGTGCCTTTTTTATATTCATCACGTAGTTCTTTTATTTGTTTGCTTTTATTTCTATATGATTGTGCTATTAATTTTTTCTTGTGTGCACGTTGTTCTGTCATGGTTGGTATAGAGCTTTGTTCTAAATCGTATAATAATTTTTTAGATACAGCATCTAGTTTACCAACCTTCCAAGCTTGATCAAATTTTGCTGCTTCCCACTCTTTTAATAAAGTCATTTCTTTTTTAGATACGCCATGTACTTCTAATATTCTAGTAGAAGGAAAGCCCATATAACCTCTTGTATAGTCAATCATAGTTTGATGCCATTGATCTGCATTTTCTTTCATACGAGGATTTTGTCTAGCTTGTTGTAAAAATTTATCTAAATAAATTCTAGAATACATAGCACCTAAATTTTGCATTACCCCTCTACTAAGACTATTCATATAGTCCAAAGGAACATTACCATCACTTCTCCATCCAGGCATAGAACGCTCTAAACGAGATCTAGCGTGTGTTGTAACTCCTTGTCCAGGATATGGATTTTTACCTTTTCTGCTGCTAGCTTGATTAAACATATCTTGAGCTTCTTTGTCAACGTAAGGATTTTCAAACCTATTAGTACCAAGTAGTTTGTTTTCTAAGCGTTGGTATTC